CCGTCTAGCGTTAAACCAGGGACAGCCAGCAAGTTCATATCAACAAATTCGGGATCCGAAACTGTATCAATGCCCCTCTTGATAGTGTGATAAATATAACTGTTCAATTCGGTGGAAGTTGAAGACATTCCTCTATTATAGAGGGGATCGGATTTTGTAATATCCCATCCGTCTAAACCACCCCAGAAGGGAGCAGTAAACCTATTATAGCCTGCATTTATTGTAGTTGTATATGAACTACCGCTGCCTGCTGCTCTCGTGCCCGATACATAGACCCGAACACCATCAACAGTTTTGAGTTCGTCCAACGAGAAGGCATACGAGTAAGCCATCACCCCAGAAAGCGCAGTGGGAATCTGAAGATTGTAGGTGGTTGGATCATCCGGAAAGCCCTCATACGGAACCCTATGGAAATCAGGAATACTAGGATCATACCGAGTTCCGGCGGCGGTGCGCGTGGTTGACATTCCGAAATATGCGTTCGTTTGATCGCTCATTCCACCAGCAGATGCTGACTGTCGAAGCCTGGCGACCGGGAAAATAAGTGAACCAGTCTTACCGGCATCGTTCTTCGCGAAGACGTGGCCGGCGGCACTGACATTGCCGGATATAACTGCGCCGGCGATGTTGGCGCCTGTATATACATCCTTAGATTGACTTAAGATCGGAGACGAGGGCATATACAAAAATCTATTTTTAATGCCTTCGTTGTCAGTCAGCGCGGAGGGGGCGCCCACGTCCAAATAGCTACCAGTAACCTGAATTACATCTGCGTACTTGGGTGGGCCCATATACCCGAATGGTAGAAGTGCTGCATCTGTGGCACCAGCTTCAACATTGGCATTCATATCAACTCTAACAAATTTAGATCGGCTGGGGTACTCGCCGTATAGTTTTAACCTCTTGGCGCTCGTATCCCACTGGTAGAACTGATCTCCCATTCTACGTGCAATGAAATCGGGAGATGTGGGATCTAGCGTAAGATTATCAAATCTTTCCATAACCTGCACGGCGTTGTCTGAATCTGCAATATTTCTGATAACAACCGAAAATGTTCCGTATTCTGTTGCCGTCGTTGTTGATTGTCTAATTTTATCAATTGAAACTTTACAATTCTTATGCAGCCATTCGCCATGGCCGCGGCCTTTCAAGCGGAAAAGTTTTTGTTGGGTATCGGCTGTATAGCTCGCAGTATTGTTTGAAACATCCTGTCCAATAAACCACCCAGCAACCGCTTCACGAGATGCCTCTTTCTGCTTGTGGGGTCCAAGGCCGACACCGGTGGCGGCGCCGTTGCCAGGATTATATGCCAAGGCAGCAATAAGGCCATGGCCAGCTACACCAACACAACCATTATCGCGGAAGAACTGTTCATAAGTTTCTCCCAACCAATAATCTTTTGCGGAAGCCGTGGAATAAAATTCGCCGGGAGTTCCAACGAGTTGCGGATTTGTATTAAACGCCTTTCTAATAAAAGTATCCGCCGAGTCATCGAAACCAAATTTAACTGTAGAAGATCCCCCTTGTGCTCCGGAAATAATTACATTTAATAAGTTGTTGGCATCGGTGGAAATAAATTGATTAATACCGGCACTAGCAGTGGCATAGCCGTTTGGACCCAGGGTTCCAGTTAAAACAAGTGAGCAAGATTGGTTAAGATAAAAAACAGCAGCCAATGAGCCGGTTCCCACACTTACATCACTTATGGCATTTCCCGTTGGGAAGAACCACAATCCATAAGCGCCACCGCCGTCCAATAGGTCTGGGCCGGCGTTTTTGGCTGTCTTCCAGCCGGCGAGGCCCCCCGTAGAACTATCATTATTGGTATCTTGCTGACCAAGCAAGCGAAGATAAGTGATTGGGGCAACACTGGGTCTTAAGAATGCCTTTGCCGCATATGTACCATACATTGGAGACTGGTAATTTCCATTGCGATAAATATCGCCCCCGCCCATGCCAGGGACTGTATCACCAAACATCTCAACAAAATCGGAATATGATTCCACTTTTATAGGCTGCATCGCTAGCCCACGGCGAGATCGGCCAATAATTACCGGTCCAATCGCTTCTGGCGTTTTTGGAATAAAGGAGTTATCAATCTCGTTGATAAACACCCCAGGAGATACAAATTTAAAGTTTTTTACTGACATTCCATGTTTCCTCTCTTAAATAATGGGATTTAATTGCGGTTCAATCATAGTTTAAATAGTATTTTGAACTTCAAAAGGCGGGGGAATACAGAAGAAAAGCGAACTTTCACTTCAGGATGTGATATTAATAAATCCGGTGGGATCCTTCACAATTCCCTCTTGCGGGTATGTGATCTCCACAAGATTCTCGTCTACACGCACAATTGGTCTGTCATCGTTCTCCCCTTCGCCGATTAAATACCCTAAAACCTTGATGGTAACCTCGGAAGTAAACATTCTTGTCTCCTCTCCAAGATCGCTAACGTTATTATCGTGCGCAAAGCCCTGATCTATAAATGCCTCATACAGGTGACCATTTCGCTTCATTATAAAAGAATTTATTTGTCCAGTCCTTGTCATAAAGGGCGCAATTAGGTCGTTCATCTGTGTCTGATACTCAGTTTTGATTATAATTTTATAATCTATGTTTATATACACGGGAATTGGAATTGACAAACTTTGAACCACAACTCGCTTATTGATTCTGGGATAATATCTTTGTTTTGTACCCGGTGTGTTCTGGCGGATGCCGGTTGCGACAGCAAAATTTCTTGTTTTATCTTGCACAATTTTCCGTGCAATAACAAGGCGCCCAGTTCTTCCGTTTTTGTCTTCGGAATATGTGTGCGCCTGATAGCTGCCTTTACGTGCAGGGTCTTTTGTGACACCAGTTCTTTCTATGCTCACGGCCGGAAGCAACAAGGAGCCCCCCTTATCTCTTAAGTTTTTATTATGTTTAATCTGAAAGGCACGCTCTGGAGTCTGCCAAAAAACCGGAACCCCCTTGAACCCATCATTCTTAAATACACTAAGTCTGAGGTCTTCTTTGAGCCAGGAAGTCATAGCATAGTCTATATTCTCGATGGTAGATGCCAGCATTCCAATTTCTTTTAAACTGAAATTACTGCCCGCTGGTAACATTGCAAAATCAAAATCATTAGGTAGCATCAAATAGTCCCTTTCTTGCTCTTCTGCATCTTGCAGAAATTTCAAAACCATGATCGACTTGACCAAACAGTTTTGTGTCTTCTGATAGTTTAACTATCTCATAATAATGATCGCCGTATGAAACAAAATCGCCTTCGCGAACATACATATTTTGATCTTCTTCTAATCTTCTCTTATGAAAATGAACATTAATCTCCCACGTCTTGTCTATACCAACATTTGGAAGGTAATCCGTAGCAAATTCGGTGAATTCAACCATCGCATATACCCTAACTGGTGGTAAAAATGTTTTTTCAATCGCTTCTCCATATAATTCGTGAAAGTTAGTTGTCTCAAGATCAATTGGAAAATATAAAATTTGCTGGCCAATGACTTTTTCAATTAATTCATCATTTACCTGTTTAACAAGATCTCTTTCTTTCTTCCCAAAGAAAAGCGGAGGGGGCAGATTATTTGGCTGTTTCCATTCATTTGACATTCATTGTTACCCCACGAATATTGGAAGTGGCGAGTTTTTCAAAACAGCGGTGGCCGCATCCGTAATCTCTGCATCCGTTTTTGCAATTTCACTATATGTGATAGTATCAAGAATCTCCATCAACTTATCTTTAAGGCGTTCTTGTTCTTCTTTGGCCTGCGAAAGTAATTCGGCATGATTCAAGGTCACGCTCTCTCCCGGAATCGGAACCGTTGTAAATTTACCACGAATTTGCCCAAGCATTTCTTTGCATACAGCAAGGGCAAATTTTCTAATCCATTGCTTTCCGATAGCATTAATATTTTCATAAGGAATATTATCAAACGGTATTGTGTTCATATTGTTGATGCCATCTCTACCATCCGTATAATCATCGTTCTTATCCCAGGCATTCGTGTTATCGACATAAAACTGAACCCAAATTCGAGAAGTTTCGTCAAAGCCCCAATAACTTGGGGTTGGAAATAGCCTTAGATTGTTGTCCTTAATTTCATAAGCATAATGCGAAGTTCTAGTGAAAATTGAATCTTCATACATTATAGCTTGCATCTTATTTTGCCATGTCGGAATAATCTCAAATGTTGAATCATCTGCAAACTGCCCATATGTGGAATAGTTACCTACAACGCCGACGCCCCCATAATAGCCATAGAAGCGCCACATGGCGCGTGGAGACCTATAAAAAACTTTTGTTACAATAACACGGGAACTGCCAACTTTTCCAGAATATGGAACCGCAGTTCCATCATCGTCTACTCCGGAATTAGAAGCACTTACAATTATTGTTTGCAAATCATAATCCTGCTGACTTGTAAGCGGCTTGAAAGAGGCAGAATATTGCGGCAACGTGCCCCCGAATCCAGCAACTTGTGCAACGGTGTCACCAATATTTCTAGCATACGCAAATTGAAATCTAGGATATTTCAAATTAACGCCGGTGGCACCGGATGTTATTTGGCCCCTGTGGTCAAATGATGCTGTCTGATTACCCAAAACATTAGAAATAATATTTTTGCTTTGGTGTAAGTTGATAATATAAGAATATTCTAAAACTGCTTCTTCATAAGCAGAATATACATTATCTGCTGTCAACTCGATATCTACAACGTCCCCTCCAAGCTTCTTATATACATAATTTACTTGCAAGGCAGCCCCACTCAAAAAAGGAGCAGAACCAGTATACATTCCAAAAGGAACAGCACCAGATACATTGCTTATGGTTCCAGTGGCAGGCAGTATTACTGCACTGGTGGTTGTCTTGGGGCTTAAATTAGTTGGCATTCCATAAATCTCCTGCTAGTGTAAATAGTTTATAAAAAAAGAAACCCCCAGCGGTACCGAGGGTTCTTCATCTATTTTTCTTTAAAACAAAAAATCTCAAAAAATTGGCGGCGGTATTTTTCGGTAAATTGGCATTTTTGGATTTTGGTCTCAAAACAAAAACCCCCAACCGATTGGAAAGGGGTTTTGAGCGACAGCAACGTAGCCTAAAAATCTATCAGGAGCCAACCCATGCTGCGCTGTTACTCTGGATAGAAGAATCTCCGAGCAAGAAGTAATTTGTACCATCGCAGAATATATCTATGCGGGTACCCACAACTGCATTTACCGTATCTGCGTTAATGGTCACTGTAGTATATGTGTCCGTTACGTGCGATTCGTTGGCGCCAGAAGCCGTAAATTGTCGAGTGGAAGTAATCATGTTGTCGCCCGGCGCCGTAACCACTAAGTCATTATCTGATAAGACAGTAACAATAATCTTTATATGAAAACCACTTGTTAACGCCGGAAGTGTAAACGTATGGGCGGCGGTGGCGTTGTCAACAAAATATACTTTTCCGGAATCGGCGGCAGTTAAAGTAGTTGAGCCGGCGGCGCCCGTGATCTTTGTTACTTTTTGCCTGGTACCAAACAATACTGATCCCCCAAGCCCCAACTCTCTCTGTAAATTCTGAAGGAGAGTCTGAAACCTCCTAAGTCCTAATGCGCCCATATTAAATACCCTCCTTAAATGAGTTATATGATTTTTCTTTTATCACTTATATATAGTGCTCTAAAGGGGAAAACCCCCGGGGTTTAATCTTTTAATTAATCAGCTAAAACTTGTAATCAGTGCGATGGTACTGTTAGCATGTCTTATAAACCAATGACCAGTATAAATTAACTCAATCATTGCTCCACGCTTTTCGGCATCAGCAAATCCGACAGTGCGAGAATTCATATTAACATAAACGGCATTACCAACCCCCACACTGAGGCCGCGGATATTCACACCGGATCCGGCATCAATTATAACTTCGGAGTTGGCATGACTATTTGAGACCAACATAAATGTAAACTGCATTCCCACTTCTGCGGTTGGAAGGGTCATTGTGAGGTTGGCCGCTGACGAAGCATCTATTAAAACAACTTTACCAGAATCAGCATTAGTGAAAGTAGTATCAGCAGTTACTAACGTGGTGGGGGCACCGTCTGGGGAAAATTTTACTTTTTGGGCCTGAAATGCCGCTTCCGTTATAAATTCATTCTGATTGTTGTTAATGAGAGTTTGCACTCTTCGCATACCCAAGTTGCCTTTGCTGCTCATTTGTTTGTTTTCCTTTTGGCCGTTAGTTTAATCTTCATCAAGAGAAAGAAGTAATAAGCGCAACAGTGCTAATCGCATGTTTTAGAAACCATCGGTTCCCAATATAAAAAAGTTCAATCACGGCGCCGCGCTTTTCGGCATCCGCAAATCCTACGCTCTGGGCGTTTATATTAACGAAAGTTGCGTTACCAACACCCGTGCTCACTCCCCTGATTCCGTTTGTTGTGCCGGAATCAATTAAAAGTTCGGCTGCGGCATTACTATTTGAAACAAGCATAAAAGTAAAATGCATTCCGGTGACACCGGTAGGCAACGTCATTGTGATATTGCCGGAAGAGCTATTATCAATCAAAACAATTTTGCCTGCTTGAGCAGCAGTGAAAGTAGTATCAGCGGTCACTAACGAGGAAGTTGGATCGGCTGGATAAAATTTAACCTTTTTAACCTGTAATGCTGCTTGCGTTACTAGTTCATTATTGTTGTTGTTGATAAGAGTCTGTATTCTTCTTGTGCTTATGCTGCTCATTGGTTGTCTCCCCCTATGTGTTTTATTCTTAACATTTATATATAGTATCCGAAAAACAAAAAACCCCCGCCGAAGCGAGGGTTTTAAGATTTAATCAATTAACTGATTTAGTTAATCAATCAGGTACCACCGGACTCGCCGACCATACCGCGAATAACAACCAGACCATACATATCAGGTCTGACCATCTTCTTGGCATAGCGCGTCATGACACCCTTACGGGGCACGAAGTCTTCCGGGCCAAAGATGGTAGGCGTGGTCTGTAGCGGCACATAAGGTGCGTATACATATCCGCTTTCAAGGAAAGAGGAACCACGACGACCAACCAAGATGAGGTTACGGTAGAAGTAAGGATCCACAATCACATCAAACTTCTTGGTTAGAGAACCGACCTTGACGGCACCGATAGAACCGGTTTCGTCATCAGCCGTGACAGAGGCACGGAACCCAGCGGTGAACTCAAGGATGTTGGCAACTTCGGGTCCGCAGACGACAAAGTTAGCACCACCACGTAGAGTCTTACGGTGGATCTGGGCGGAAACGTCGTTGATGGTTTCAACGAGAGTTTCATACCACTCACTGACAGTACCGGTGAAGTCGGGAGCCGCCGAAGAGGCACCAATTTCAACACCAGTCTCGCGGTTCACGAAGAGACCGGGAGAGCGGGACCAATACTGAGTACCAGCGGTTGCACCGACAACGAGGTCTTCGAGGATCTCGCGGTCAATCTCAAGAGCAATCTGCTCAGAGAGAATGCTGGTAAGCTCGACTTCGGCGTCGAGGTTGTGATAGGCATTAAGATCCTGTCCCAACTCCGGCGTCCACTTGGCCTTGAGCTTCTTGGTAACGGCAGTAACAGCAATCGAGTCGACCTTAATGTCGATCTCGGGGATGTTCTGCTGATTTTCCAAGCCCCAGGCGGTCTGTCCGACGACAGAACCGATGGCATTGCT